TTTTTGTATTATTTATAACTAAAAATGACATACTCTCTCCTTTCTTAAGTCATGTCAAAACCTAATCTCTTACTGTATTCTCTTTGACTTCTTGCAATCTCTTTATTGTCAAGATTTACAGTAAGGTCTAATGTTTCTATCAAATCCGCTATTTTCTCAAGCGCTGTCAGTATTCTCTCATTGGTTTGGTTGTCTCGTGATTGAGAGGACATATCAGCAGCTAATCTTGCCATATCTAAAAGCTTACCCTCAGGAGCAACAACCTCCCCTTGATATTTGTTATCGCCTATCATGGCAAGTTGCGGTGTATTAGCCCTTACATACCCACCTTGGGCAAGCTTAGGCAAGCTAATTTTTGACATTGTAGGTATTGATATTGAATCTCCGCCTGGAATGGCACTTGTTAAATCATTAAGCCCTTCAACGAGTGAATTTATAGCACTGATACATCCGTTAACCATACCCTCAATTCCACCTATGATCATGTTAATAACACCTTTTATAGCACCCCATATACCGTTCCATATATTCACTGTAGTAGCTTTTATGCTGTTCCATGTAGTATCCCAAGCACTCTTTATAGCATTGAGTGTTGTGTCTATACCGGTCTTTACTGTTGTAATACTGTTTGTTACTGTGGTCTTAATTCCATTCCACACACCTTCAACAAATGACTTTATAGCACCCCACACTGAATCCCAAACTGATTTTATAGCTTTTAAAACATTATCTATCGCTATTTTTATTAAATTAAAAACAGTTGTTACTATAGCTTTCATGGCGTCCCATATACCACTAAAGAATGTTTTTATGCCTTCCCACGCCTTCTTCCAATCTCCTGTAAAAACACCTGTTATAAAATCAATAAGCCCGCCCAATGCTTTTAATGCCCCGGCTATAACATCCGCAACTGCTGTCGCAAAAGCAAAAAACACTTCAATTGCCACTTTTAATCCTGCTCCGATCATAGGCGCTACATTTGCAATAAACCATTCTATGAATGGCTGCAATACCTTTTCCCAAATCTCTTTTATACCATCCGCTACCTTTCCAAAAAACTCCATAAATCTGTCAATTAGAGGTTTAAGATGTGTTTCTGAAAGTTCTGTAAATTTGGGACCTATCTGTTCTAGTACAGGTCTAAGATACTTATCATACATTTCCAATCCTTTAGCACCTATATCAGTAAATCCTTTAGCTAAAGCGTCTGCAAGGGGTTTGAAATGGGCATTATATGTATTTGTAAGTCCTGTGAAAAAATAATCTACAAGTTCTTTAATTTGCCCTACAACTGTGCCAATTATACCCAGTAAGCTATTTAATGCTGATTTAATGCCATCTACATTATTTATAAACGGAGCTGTTATTATGTTAAGTATGTCTACAGAAACCTGCATACATAGCTCTTTCAGACCGAGAAAAGAATTTGCAAATATCCCTATCAAATCTGCTGTAAGTTGTTGTGCCTGGTCACTCCTAAAGACAGTGAATATATCAGCAATAGCTACCATGAAATTACCAAATATATCCATGCCTCTGGCACTTATATCAAGCATGTTTACAAGATGCTGCTGAATAAGCTCTTTATTTTGGTCAAGATACTTATCTAAACCGCCTAGCAAATTTAATGCTATGGTAGCTCCTATAGATGCTATAGAACCTATACTTTTGCCTAGGTTTAATGCTAATGACTTCATAAAATTATCAGTACTTTTTTGCACATCTGTATTAGAAAATATATCAAGTATGCTTTTTCCTATACCCTTGATTTTATCAGCTATATCAGTAAGTACAGAAGTATCTCCAAAGCCTATCTTAAAGCCTTGCATAAATAGGCTGCCAAGCTCCTTGACATAATCTATAAGACCTTTTATCTTTTCGACGAAACTATCAACTACACCTTCACCCTGTGCAAGACTTCCCATGTCGAATTCATCAGCACCATAATCAGAACCGCCTCCACCTGAGCCGCCTCCGCCTCCGGAATCACCATTATCGCCCGAATCGGGCTTATTTATTATATTTAACTCATCTATACCGGTTGTAGCACTTGCTATATCTTTAGCTGCTTTCTTAGCCGCTCCTCCTGCTCCTCCTAAAGTTTTTCCTGCTCCTCCTGCCGCCTGCTCCATCTTTCCCATATCGCCTGCCGCTTTAGACACACTTGCACTTGCCGAGGACTTACCTCCTCCTGAAAGCAAATCTGTAAAAGCTTTAAAAGCATTAGCAAGAGACATTACCCTACCTATAAGACCGTTTATCATTTTTACTACAGGTAATAATACATTTATAAGTCCTTGACCTATCGTGGCTTTAAGGGAATCGAATTGGAGTTTTAATACTCTCACTTGGTTAGCCCATCCGTCTGATGTTCTAAGGAAATCACCTTGCGCTCCTTTAAGCCCATCCATTACAAATTTATATCTGAGCATTACTTTTTCCTGCTCTGACATAGCATCCATTGATTTGGTAATTCCATTTCTCAGTGCGTATTCTTGCAAAGCAGCCTGAGACATATTGATTCCGAACTCACGAAGAGGCATTAATGTACCGGTAAAAATAGACTGAAGCTTATCAAAAGCACTATCCTGTGAAATGTTGTAAAAAGACGCCACATCTCCGGCAAGAGATGCAATTCCCTCACTCATCTCATACGCTGCCTTTTCAGAAAAGCCTAACGACTTAGACATCGCACCAATGGTACCCATATACTGCTTCGCCATTGTTTCTGATAGACCGAAGTTGACTACTGCATCTTTAGCGAATTTATCCACCTGTGCAGACATGGATGTAAAAGTAACATCCACAACATTCTGTACTTCTGCAAGGTCTGAACCCAAGTTTATACATGACTTGCCAAAGTCAACCAAGGCTTTTACTGAAAAAGCTGCAGCTATAGCAAGACCTGCTTTTTTAGCAATATCGCCTATACCGCTTAATTGTTTGTCAAAGCCTGATCTATTAAGTTCTAAATCAAGCTGTATGGAGCCTGCACTGCTTCCTGCCATTTACTCACCTCCTGCCATTGCAATAAAAGCCTCCTTGAAACCGTCCAGCACATTCTTCATATCCTCTTCAGTCCTGGTCTGTGCTTGCCTCTTTTTCCAATTATTTCTTATCCTGTGTTGTTCAGGTGTAAAGTTTTTCAGTATGTTTTTATCATTTTCAGCTCTTATAGCTACAACTCTACCTAAAGCCGTTTCTGAAGATATACCTGCTAATAGCGCTCTAAATTCATCCCATTGCATATCTTTAAATTCTTTATGCATTAATCTGACCCCGTATTGTGATAAAAAAGAGGACACGATTAAATCGTAGTCCTCGAATAAATCATAATAGGGGTCTACTCTTCCCCCTCTTTATTACTATTTCCGTTTATGAATGACATAGCAGACTTTACAACGATTAAGAAATCACTAAAATCAAGATTTAATGACTCTATTTTTTCTCTGTTTTCTTCTGAAAACAGCAGCTCATAGGACTTTAATATAGTCGATGATTCTGAACTTTCTTCATCGTTGATAACTTTCATAAACTTAAGTACTGTAGGAGCGTCTGTATTAACTTCTATCTCTACGCCCCTTACAATAAGTTTGGGATTTCCCTCAAAACTCAGTTTATCTGTAATATCTATTGTTTTGCTCATTTAGTTCCTCCTATACTGACGGTGTTACTGTAGGCTTGCCGTTACTTATTACATCAAACTCAAGCGGTGCGACATTTGTTGAGTCTCCTGCACCCATGTTCTTGACATCAAATACTGCCATATCCCATTCCACTGTAGTACCGTCCGGAAATATCCAGCAAAAATATCCTTCCGAGTCTCTGCCATTAGTAAATGCCTTCTTAGCTATAAAGTCGTTACCGGTATCCCCTTTATTTCTCTTACCGTTTATAGTAATTGTGACAGCCTTTGCAGTCATTAACGCCCTCTGCCATCCTTTATGTTCCATAGGTGTCCAGTTTTCCACACCGTTACTGAAAGACACTGAAAATGTCTCCATATCGGCTATGGTTGTGGCACTTGACTTTTCAGCACCTACTTTGAACTGATTTTCATAAACCGGATATACTCCTGTTTGTGCCATTGCTTATTCCTCTCTTTCATAGTAAATATCGCACCATATGACATATTCATAGATGCCGTTATCATCTGTATCTACACTTTGCGGCTCATCCATACCCATAAGTATGAACTTACCCTTTACTTGCCCAATGCTGAAATCCCTTTGATTTTGCAATAGATTAAAAAGTTTAATGGTCGCCTTTTCTGTTTCTCTTTGGCTTCTATTCCAGTGGACAAGTATTGATATCTGTTTAATTCCGAAACTCTTTAATTTCAAACCGCCCAAAGGAATTGATTGAGCTGTGTTTACTTTACGGTTATATACTCCTATTGACTTATCCTTTTTATCTTCGAGTTTTCCACTATAAACCTGTTCATCATCAACGAAACCCAAAGAAGCTATAAAGTCCCTGACATCTGATAAAAGTACCACTATGTACCCCCTAAACTCTTATAAATTCTTGCAAATGCCTTCTTTGCAAAATCTTTTTTACTGCCTTCAAGATACGGTTCAAACCAACCTGCTCCGGCATTTGAATGAAAAGTTTTGTTGAAATTGTATTCAGGATGATAGTATAGCCTTCTTGCATAAGGTGTACTGTTCACAAGACTTACTTTCCCACTCTTTGAGTTTTCATAATCTACAAAAAACTGTTCTCCCGATAAAGCACCTGTACGCATTGGAACCGTTTCAGCCTGTCCAATATCTGTATGCACAGCTTCCATAGTCATTTCCAGTGCTTTTACAGCCGATTCACTTAGCTGTTTAATTCTTACTTGATTCATCTTCACATTGACGCCCATATCTACACTAAATCCAATCTTGTATAATTAACGGTACCATCAGGATTTCTAGCCTTAAAGCCTTGGAATATCCGCCTTTTTACCCCTAACACTTCCACACTTCCACCCGAAAATGTGGGAAGTTCAGGGCATATATCCCCAACAAATAAAGCACTTCCAGATAGCTGTATCAGTTTCTTTTCCGCTGTTAGTACTGTCTTTGCGTTATCCTGATAATTGCACTTAAGATTTAAAGTAATAAAGGGAAACGGCTCACCGTATTTGTTAAGCCCTTCCCTCTCCAAAATCACCTTTATGTCTGTTTTACAAAACCTTTTATCTACTAATACCGGATATCTCATGCCCCCACCAATCTGCTTGTCAAACCTGTTTGACTTAGCAAGCTGTATAAGTCCTTTTTTATAGCTATGCCTTTATCAGCATATACATTCCAGCTACTGCCGTTAAACTGCATTGATACTCCGTTTATACTGTATCCTTGTAAAACCGTATCTATGATATCCGCATTTTCATATTCAAAGTCTGCCTGCCTGCATATAACTTCTTTTATGATATCCTGCTGAAACACCGTCAGGTTATCAAATTCTTTGGTCACAATGCGGTTAAAGGTAAGTGAATCTATATGCCTGGAAGCCTGTATCAGCATACGACCTA